AGTTTCTTTTTTTATTTTGGACAATGCCGACAGTATTTTATCCTTATCAACAAAAGTTTTATTAGGATCATTATCTAACTTACGATCCATTGCTAACTTACAAAAATATACATTGGTTTTATCTTCCTTTAATTCCTCAATAGGTAGCTTAGATAGTTCAGTAATTATCTTATCCCTATCCCCTGCAAAACTCTTAACAATACTACCTATATTATTATTACTTAATACTTCTTCTAATGTAGTCGTAAAACGGCTATCTTGTGTAGGTTTAACGGCTATCTGAGGTGTGTCAAAACTCTCATAAGTTTTCTCAACTTTTAAAAATATCTCATTAACAATATAAGTTTTACCAGATCTACCCCTAATAGATTTAACAATGTTTAATTTATTAAGAGTTTCTAGGCATGATTTAATAGTAGTTCTACAAAGACCTGTGTCTTTATGGATTGTTTCGTGCCTTAAATTTGCCTTATATCCATTTTTCTTCCAGGCATATTTCATTACAGATAAGAATACATTTAAACAATGAGACTTCCTCTCCCCGTCTATTAAATCTAAATGGTGGTATAGCTTATAGGTTATATGTAAAAATCCTCGTGATGTATTCATTATTTATCCTTTCTTTTTTTAGATTTACAGTTAGGTTTATGGTGGTTGTGCAAGGATGATAAGATTTGTACCCATTTATCCTCGTTCATGTGCTGAAATTCTGTCTGAGAGCTGCGTATACGCTTGATCCTAAAGGTTAGGCTACCTTGTGTCGATTCCTTATAGAATACTAAAAAACAGGGTATGTTTAAGCGTTCAGCAATGATCTTTGAGAGGGTGGTAGCCTTGTATTTTTGATCTTTGTCATAGCAAGTTTCAATTATAGCTAAAGGCTCATAACAATACTGACAGCACTCAACAGAATCAATATCAATCATGGCAATACCATCGAACTTACGATGCCAATCATTATAAACCCCATTACTGAAAGCGTAGGTGTGTCGTGCCATTATTTTTTCTTTAGTTGTTCTTTTAATTTTTGAATCTCGTATTCCTTAACAGTAATCTCTGTCTCCAAACTATCAATGACCTTACGAAGTTTACTGATCTCACGCTTATGTCTTTTTAATTCTTGTGTCAGTTCAGCATCATCAAAGATAGTGGAGTAAGTCATAATTATTTTTCGTAAAATATTTTTTTAACAACTGATCTGGGGTAAGCAGTAATATTACCGACAGATAATTTATTATTATCATAACTGAATGAACTAAAAATTTTTATTACCTTACTATCTTTAGAATATAAGTAGCCAACATCTTCGCACCAACTATAGCTGAAGTTATCAACATCAGTTAGATCATCATACCATTGGGATGAGGTGCAAATATCTTGCCAAACAATTCTAACCTTTTTATAAGGTAATTTATTTTTGGGTTGCTTTAAGGTATGCGTCATATAAATCCTTATAGTCTACTTCATTGTTAGTTATCTCTCTGATTTTTTCTACAATGTGTGGCTTGGGAAATCGCTTATCATTCTTAGTTGTTAAGCAAATTCTTTGAGCATTTGTTGCAGGATTTATTCCTTTATATCCTATCTTTAATCCTAAATTATAATAAGATAATCCTTCTTTTTTTCTCCAATCATTTAATGTCATTTGATTTCCTTTATTGTTATATTAATAAGATATATCTAACATAGATTAAAGATTTGACAAACATTTTTTTTAATGATATGCACAGTTAAAAAATGGATAGCAAACAAATAGATAAAGCGTTCTCAATATTCAATGGTGGAGAAGGATTAGATCATTGGTCTTACTCAAGTACCTCTACACCTATGGCTAAGAATTTAATTTCTTATTCGTTCCCGCAAGAAATTAGAAGGAAGTTTCCATTTAGATATAAACCTAACTTCGGCAATCTAGTTAACAATGTGGTGCAAAGATTAATTGCAGATATAATTTATAAATCAAAAACAATTAAAGAAACAGAATGGGATAAAGATTATAATGTTTGTTTCCAAAATGAACTTGACATTTTAAATCAGAAAGATCCTGTTGATGAAAAGGATAAGCAAGGCAGACAACAGATGATTAAGTTTGCGGAAGATTGTATTCCAATAACTAAAAAAGTTGTGCAAGAAATAGTAGGTAAAGATAAATTAGTTTGCGAAAGATATGTTGAAGTTAAAGAAGAGCTAATGATTAAACCAATCATAGGTAGAGTAGACTATGAAACTAAAACAAAATTTATAGAACTAAAAACTAAACCACCTAATTTAAAAAAATTAAAAGGTAAAGATGAATGGAACATGGTCACTCAAGATTTACCAAGCGAACCAACAATAGAAAATTTAACACAGACTTCATTCTACTATATGGCAACTGGGAAAATACCTTTCTTAGTTTATGTTAACGATCAAGATTATATTATCTTTGATCAAACCCATGAGTTGATGAAGGCAGATCATTTAAAATTTCTTTACAATAAAATGGTAGAGAAAATTTTATTATGGGAGAAGATGATTATATTCTGTGATGGAGATATTAATCAATTAGCTTTGATGTGTGAGCCACCAGATTTAAATCATTTCTTTTATTATAAAGATCTAGCAGATGAACAAAAACAATTAATAACCAAACTATGGGGAATGACAATATGATAAAAAAAAACATATATCAAAAACTACACTCGGCTTGTATCAATGCAGGTGGAGTAAAGAAAGCGGAGAAAGTTAGAGGGATGCATTTCAATCCTTTACTACATGATGCGGTTCAAGAAGTTGCAACGCAATCATTATTAGATGAGGGATTATATCCTACTTGCAGTTATAAAACTGAACTACATGAGAAGTTTGTCATGGTCACTTGTACTATGACTATTCATGATGTTGAAAATCCAAACACTTCTATAACAGTAGATGGATGCTCAGCAATGGGTGGCTTAGATAAGTTTGGAACTGGTCAAGCCATGTCATACTCAAGGAAGTATGCTTTTTTAAATCTGTTAAATTTAAAAACAGGTATTCAAGATGATGATGGTTACTCAGCGAAACCATTTAAACAAAATTCTACAGGAACAACTGTGGGATCTATGCCAAACAATGGTATAGCAAATAACAACCGACAAGTAAGTCGATAAAGGAGAAACAATGTCTGAACAATCAGAAAATATATATATCAATTTAGTTAAAAATCCTAAGTGGGATGGTGTTGAAAGTAATCAACCTGTCTATGTGGGTCCGCCAAATGTGGAAGCACAACAGAAAGGAAAGAACTGGACCATTGGTGTTAAGATCAATGGGATGTGGTATAATCAAGCAGCATTCCCAACAAAAGATAAGGATGGGAATAAAGTTGCAGGTGGATTAACAATTAAGTTAACACCATCTGGATCTGGCAAAGCAAAAAATGACTTTGCATCTGCATCAAGTAATGGTAATGATGACTATACCTTTTAACATAAGTTAAAAAGTATCTAGCAGGGTGGGGTTTTTTTCCCTTTCTATTCGTTTTCCCCACCTTGCTAAAAAAACAAATGAACATGAGTAAGATAACAGACTTAGATAAAAAAATTAAAGACTCTATCGTAGAGGATAGGCAAAAAGATTATGGAGATTATCAACATAACTTTACTATCCTTGCGGAAATGTTTACGCTTGTATTGTTTGATAGTTTAAAAAAAAGAATTAAGCCACACCAGGTAGGTCATATTATGATGGCACTTAAATTATTTAGATCAACACGAGGATATAAAGCTGATAACTACCATGATTTATCTATCTATAATGATATGGCGTTTGAATTACACAAAAAAGATGTTGCCAAAAAGGATAAAGTATGACAAAATTTACACGAATTATTAATGGTGAATGTCATTTTACAATGATTGAAACCTTTGATGATATAAAGAATGCTACTGACACTCGAAACAGAGGAGAGTTAGTAGAATGTAATATTGATAATTTAAGAATCGATTTTACAAAAGTAAAAAAGGAGCATGATGGAAAGCATCAAGATGCGTCTGCAGAAACTGAAAGATCTTCAAGCGAAGAAACATCAGAAATTTCTGGAAGCCAAACAAAAAGTAAATAAGTATCAACAAGATTCTTATAGATTACTTTGGCAGATAGAACAGACACAAGAAGAGTTATTAACTAGACAATAGTTATTAACTTTATAATTGAAAAAAACGGAAACAAAATGTAGGGGATCTATGACCATAAATGTAAGCCAACACTATCACGAACACATTAAAAACTTAAATCAAAACAATTTTATCTACAAAGTTAAGAAAGCATTTTACCTTCTCACGAACCAAGAAGAAAGATTATATGAGGTAGGGTTCTCGGAAGGATTTTTATATGCTGCTAAAGTTCTGCAAGAAAAAAAACAAATAGTAGATAGTAATAAAAAAGTAATTGGCTTTGCATATAAGTCAGCGAGTCCAGATGCTATCAATAAGATTGTCGATAAAGTTTGTGAAAAATATTGTATTAGTAAACATACAGTTCTAAGTAAAGATAGACATAAAGAAGTAGTTAGAATTAGAAGTATCTTACACAATCTTTTATATGAGCATTACGATATAAGTATATCTTCTATTGGTAGGTTCTTTGATCAAGATCATACTACAATTTTATACTCACTTAATAACAAACAAAATAAAAATAGATACTGGGGAACAGAGCAAACGATATGGAAAGAATACGAAGAGCTAAAAGAAATCTTGTTGGTGTAAACTGGCATCTAAGATATAGATTAAAGATCGAAGATCTAGAGCATAAGCTAGATGATATGCGTTTGTATGTTAGGCAGCTAGAAAGAAAAATAAAAAAATTTACTTCTTCTTCTTAGGGAAACCCATCAGCATATTTTTGTAAGCCTTCTCAGAGATTGTAGATTTCTTTTTAGATCTACTGATCCCTTTTTTCTTACGCTGATTTATGTTATAGTATAAACCTTTTTTCATTAGTACTTACCTTTCATTTGAACTTTCATACCTTTTTTCTTTGCATACTCTTTTGCTTTTTTCTTACCAGCTTTAGAATAGCTGAACTTCTTTTTTCCTACCATTGGCATATTGTTTCTCCTGTTGTTGTTTGTATTTTAATTCACAATAAACATCAAAGCAAGAACCTTCTTTACCATCATGGCAAAAGTATTCTCGTTTGTGTGTGACAATCCATCCACCCGCATCACTTATTAATTCTTTATTGCAACTTTTACAATGACCGCACACTAAAGATTTAGTTGCAGGTTTCTTCCAACCTTTTTTTTTCATAAAATTTTTATACATTATATTTTATTGGAATAAAAGTGCGACATTATGTAACATTTACATTCATATCCAAATAAGATATAATGGATTTATAAAAAAAACAAAGGAGAAAAAAATGAAAAAAATATATACTTGTTTATTTAAAGAAATAAAGTTTTCACAAAAAACTTTAAACAATGTTCTTTTTGTAGGTGTTGATAAAGATAGTTTTGTAGAAATTAAAAATAAAAAAGTTTCTATAAAACATTACAATCAAATAAAAAATCTTTTTAAAGGTGAATATGATAAGCAAAAAAAATGTACAAGATATAATATTACTTTTAGTAAAGGATATTTAAAATGGATGGAACTTGCTTATAAAACAAAAGCAATTTTTAAAACTATTCAGTAATTAATTACCACGCTTTGCAGCTCCAATATCTTGGTGTCAATTTATTGGTAGCTGTAGAGCAGTTGTGTCTAGCTCTGAAGCTCTTTCTTCTTGCAGGTATTTGTTTCTTGATTGTCATCTTAGGATCACCAAATCTAACTAGCTTAACTTTCTTTCCTA